TTGTGCCCACTCTAGATTTGTACCATCCCAACGATAAATTGTTGGATAGTTTTCCATGTCGGCTGTGCTGATCCAAAGATCGCCATCTACCAAGTTAGTTCCGTCGCTTTGACCGCCAACACGCTCTGGTGCTGTGGCGCTAACGATAGGACCAGCTGGACTTGTATTAGGGAATGCAGTAGCATCGTGATATCCAACCCAAGTAGTTCCATTATGATACATCATGTCTACTTCGCTGAATTCATTATGATACCATAGTTGACCGTCATCTGGCTCATTTAATGGAGCATCAGCAGTGGCTTTGAAATCGCTGGCTGCAAATGGTTCCCAATTAGATACCAAATAATCTGCGGTTGCTGCGGCAGGCAATGTAAAGAAGTTTGCTGTGCCAGTCAATGTATTGATGTTGAATGGAGCAAACAATGAAGCGATCGGACTACCTGTGCCGTCGGTGATTCTAAAATCTCCGCCTAGTTTGTGATAAATCTGTAATTCGTTGTTGTCAGTAACTGCTGCTTCGATATTTGTAAAGCCCGCAGCGTTGATTCTACCAGCAATAGTTACGGCGTCTGCTGCTGAACCAAGAGCAGTAAAGCTGATGGTCTTAGCAGCGTCAAGTGCTAGTGTTGCTTTTAAGGACTCGCTGATAGTGAATGTTTTTGCACCTGAACTAACAGTACCTGTAGTAATTTCGCTAGATGTAATGATAGCATTACCAGTAGCAGACCTACGCCACATTCTAAATGTTGCAGTAGCAGGATCAACATCGTACCCGCTGTGTTCTTCGCTGTTTGTCTGAACAAACAAGGTATCTGCTGCTAGGTTTGCACCGCCACCTGCACGATCTAGATAATACAATGCTGCATTAGTAGATGCGTAGATAGGAGCTTCGTATGATATCCATGATTCTGTAGCTGAATCCCACTGCTTGACTCTCCAACGTGCTCCGTTTCCTGGCTCAGTGGTTTTGATCCAAGTAGATCCTGTTGGACGTGGCTCAGAATCTCCACCTTTCCATTCTGGAACTGATGTGTGGGGAGTTTGTTGTAATGCTGGACCGTAATATGTTTTTGCTGTAATACCTAGTTCTGCTAGAACCGCTGTGCCAGCACCAACAACGACTGCATTTGCTTTTGATGAATCACCGTCAGTTTCTACAGCACCATTTGAATATAGGTATAACTTGCTGCTGACTGCTCTAGCTGTGATGCCTGCGATAGTCAACCCGTTAATTGTAGTAACTAAATCTGTTAATCCGTGTCCGCCACTGATAGTGACTGTGGTTCCGTTAATGGTAAAATTACCAGGTGTTAATGTTGTTACTGTTCCACCGATAACTGTTGGATGGCTTGCACACCATGCATTTGATCCTAGCAACACCCAATCACCAGCTGCGACCAATGTGCCGCCTCCTGGGATTCCGTTGCCTGTGCCGTTGCCAGCTGACTTATACCACATTGTAGCGTTTTCTCTAGATGCAGTGTATGTTCCTGTTCCGTCAACAGTTTGAAAAACCACAGCATAGTCGCCGATAGATCCAACTGATGTTCTTGGAACTCCGCTTGTTACTTTTGCTTCGTCGTCGTCTGTTAATACGATCGGTGTTTTCAATGCAAACTTTTGACCGCCTGTGGTACTAGCTGCGGCGCCGTTCCATTCTTGAACGCCCCAAGTAGTTGCCTGTGTATCAACCCACCATTGTCCGTCTGTGGGGTTTGCTCCCGGGGCAGTTGCTTGTCCTGCTAGTTCATTTAAGTCTACATTCGCCCTTACTAGGAACGCTGCGTTTGATACTCCCAGCAAGCTGTAAGCTGCTAAAAGTCCGTATTCGTTTCTCTCTCCGCCGTGTACTGGGCTAGCTGAAGCTGTCTTTTCAAAGAAAGGTACACCATACAGATCCAAAAGATCTTTCTGACTGGTGAGCTTAAATGCTACGCCGGCATTTGCCGCGGTGGTTGCTGAGGCGACGCCTGTGCCTGCTGAGTTAATCTTGTCTTGCGCAGTAGCTACTACGATAAGAGGAGTTGTCCCAGGTTCAGCTGGTGTATAAAAACTCTCGTCGATTACCGTAACTTGTACGCCTGGTGATGTTAGTGCCATTCCCTAATCTCCTGGTAATAGTTGCTCAAAGTATTTAGCGGCTACGACTAAAATTGGCACGTTATACAAGCAGAAAAAGGGGCAGAAAAGGTGCGGTTCTTTTAAATACTAGTATGAGACCTCTTTGCAAGTGTGGACAACGTCCTAGAGCCGTTAATTACAAGAAGAATGACAGGATATACTATCGTAGCCTATGTGAAATATGCATGGCTAACGGAATCAACCACGGAATACCCCGCTGGTATAGGGCAGGATATCGTGTAAAACAACAATGCGAAAAGTGCGGATTCAAATCACCGCATAAGGAAGTATTTAGAGTATTTCACATTGACGGCAATTTAGACAATTGCCGCCCAGCGAATCTCAAAACAATATGTTGTAATTGCGCTCAGGTATTAGGCAAGGACGGTATAATGTGGAGGCAGGGCGATCTCATCGCTGACTACTAACTGCTCTGCTTGCTTGTATAAGTCGTCAATAGATCCGTTATTGTCGATGACCGAATCAAATTTAGTTCCGACCCAAGCTGTTTCACTAGCGTGTATTTTTTGCATTTTTAGGTTTTGCAATGCCCAGTTATGGCCAGTATTAGCAGCCAAAGCAGTGTCATACCATTCAGGCAACTCGCCTCGCTTGACCCATACTATTTTTCCACCTGCATTTTTGATAGATTGTATTTCATTGGGGAATCTGCAATCGCTGATCACAACATGATCTTTTGAATTACGGATTTTATTTTCTAAGCTAGCGATCCATATGTCGTCATGGAATGATTTGCGGCAAACTTCTGTGCCCCAATACTGCAATACCCACCTAGGAGTTAGAGTAGGCATCGACAATCGATCTGCCCACCACGGATCTACTTGCTCTCGCCATTCGCGAGCTTCTTTGGTTCGACCTTCTAGCATAGTGCGGTCCCAACCAAATACTGCCGCGACTGCATCTTTTAAAGTTGATGCAAAACTTTCTCTACGAAATTCATGAAAATTTACTAGATAATCAGCAATGGTATCTTTGCCCGATCCTATAAAGCCACATACACCTATGATCATAATGTCCTCCAATTAAGAACATTATACTATATTACTTTAAATAGGTCAACCTATTACCCAACCCCATCCTTGTGTAGAAACACCAGTTTTGAGATCTTCCATTAATTTGTCCATTTCGGCTTGTGCTTCGGATTTCATTGCAGCACCGTTTAAGCTACTGCCGCCACCCGGTCCAGCAATTTGAGCAAATTTTTCACGGGCTTGTCCTAATATCATCTTACAGTTTGCCAATGAGTAATCTTTGATCCACTGTCCTGCATAGGTATCTGTTATGAGTGCAAAATCAGGTCTTCGATTGTAGGCATGAATCATTACACTTTCTTCAGATCTAGGGCGTTGATGTATCACTAGTTTCCTACTCTGAGAATTCCACGTGTAATTAATAAATGATCCAAACATTTTACCTACAAGTTCTTGATACCCTGCAAATAATTCATAGGTAGCTAGGCCACCCATATTAGTAGAGCTCAACAAATAGGTATTTGTGTAGGCCAAGTTAAAGGGTTCAAAAACAGTGCCTCCACTGCCGCCGCCGGTTCGAGATCCGATGCTCCTTCTGTGGAGTTGTCTTATCTGGATGATTTCTTCAGGTAAAATGTACTCATTTTGATCTACTAATAAATTTAGAAATATATAACTTTCTTCTACAGCATTATCGCTGCGTTGGCGGAAAACTGCCAAAGCTCTGTTTAATGCTGTTTCATAATGTATAGGATCTAATTCTATATCAATCATTCCATCGCCTAGCATGGCTTTGCAATAATCGTAGACCGCTTGTTTTGATTGTTCGTTTTGGCTAATGCTAGTATTTATAAATATATGACTATGCCAAGACTCTCATTATATCGCCCAGAAAAGGGCAATGATTACAAATTCATCGATAAAACCATCTGGGAAATGTTCCAAGTGGGTGGCACAGATGTGCTAGTCCACAAGTACATAGGGCCCGGTGCTTCTGCTGTAACCACACTTAGCACTCCTAATTATACTTCATCAAATGAAACTCAAATACAAGATTTGTTGTTTCTAGAAAACAGGGATAGACGGTACGATCCCGATGTTTTTCTGTTGAGGGGAGTCTATAA